GATTGTAGCAGACGACGATATATCTTCTACCTATCGTATATTTTCCAGGGCCTGTTGTAATTTCGCGTTTCCTTCTGTGATTAAGCGCCCCCTACCAGATAAGAGGGGGGATATCGACGAAACTGCATTTAATGGTATTACGAAAGATATGCGTAAAAACGCGGATGATTATGACGAGGACGACGAGGACGAAGATGAGAACCAAAAACAGACGGAAAATATAACGACCTATCAAAAACGTATCGAAGACGCCATGGATTTTCTAGCATTTAATCCTATGAGACAACGCGGTGAAGAATATTTATTAAAAGATACCCTGTCTGTCTACAGTCCCAAGTTCTCCGCGATTCTCGAGAACTTGATGAATCCTGCGAATGAGGGACTACACCTTTTATATAGTCAATTCCGTACAATCGAAGGTATTGGGCTCATACGTTTGATTCTATTGGCGAATGGGTTCGAAGAATTCAAGATAGAAAAAACGATGAAAATGGTCGATGGTAAAGAATCGAATGAATGGCGTATTATAAATTCGGAGAATGTAGAAGGCATTGACCCTGTATCACATAGAGAGAAACCCAGATTTGTATTATATACAGGAACGGAAACGGCAGAAGAAAAAGAAATTCTCCGTAATATTTATAATTCGGCATGGGAATTCGTTCCACCCAATTTGGTCGCTCAATTGAGAACCGTGAATGCGAATAATTTTATGGGGGAATTGATAAAAATATTTATGATTACTTCCTCTGGCGCAGAAGGTATTAATCTTCGTAATACCCGATTTGTTCATATAGTAGAACCATATTGGAATATGGTAAGGATGGAACAAGTCATTGGACGTGCTAGGCGAATATGTTCTCATAAGGACCTTCCAGAAGCATTGAGAACCGTGAAAGTATTCATCTATTTGACTATTTTATCGGAGTCACAAAAGACGGATGATAAGAATATTGAACTGCGTATACAAGATGTAAGTAAAATCGATGAAAAACGTGTGATTACTACCGATGAATCACTATTTGAAATATCGCAAATAAAAAATAAAACGAATCAAGAGATTTTAACCGCAATAAAAGAAACGGCGGTAGATTGCAGTATATTTAATACGAATCCAGATGAACCGCTTGTTTGTTATGGGTTTGGTAGAATCGAATCGAATGAATATTCTACCCAGCCCGATATTTTGAAAGATAAAACGAGACCTATAGCGAAAGAGACAAATAAAAAAGTGAAATGGATACCGAGAGAAATAATGAAAGACGGGAAGCAGTATGCGATGAATGAACGGACGAAAGAAATCTATACTTTAGAGTCATATAGGGATAATATTAATAGGGGTACGGATTTGGTTCTCGTGGGGCATTTAATGAAAAAAGAGAGGATGGTGAATGGCCGTCGAATTGTAGAAGAAGATATTGTATTTGATATATAATACAAAATGAATATAAAGAAGAAGTCATATGTTATAGTGTGGGGGGAGGAGAGTAGAAAAAGCACTTTTAGCTCAGTTGGTTAGAGCATTGGTCTTATGTCCTATAGATTAGGTATAAAGTCAGCCAAAGGTCATGAGTTCGAGCCTCATATAGTGCATATTCTTTTTCTGCCCTCCTTTTCCTTATTCTTCCTACAGCAATTAACAAATAATGATTTGAAATGGAAGATAGCATTATTTTCATACAGCAATCTAAAAAAAATGTTAAAGCATTATAAGAATATTTCGTATAAAATTATATATGCAAAATTATGTTGTAGATAATGAAAATAGAATTAAACTCACTACACACCACTACCAATCACTAGGTTTCTAATAAAAAGGAGGAACGCGGCTCATCGTATGGCTAACAGGTAAGTATAAAATACTAACAACAATTACACCTTTGTACATTCAAAACGCCCCCAAAGGGGGCAGTTATGAGTGAGCGAGGTGATACTGATTGCACATTAAAAATGCACAATGGTGTAAAAACTAATTTAATGAACATATTCACTAATTTTTTTTATACAGTTGGCTTCATTAGCATAGTTGGCAGTGCATCAGGCTGTTAACCTGAAGGTCGATGGTTCGAGCCCATCATGAAGCGTAAGCGAACCGTTGGTGAAGCGTAAGCGAACCGTTGATGAAGCGTAAGCGAACCGTTGGTGAAGCGTAAGCGAACCGTTGGTGAAGCGTAAGCGAACCGTTGGTGAAGCGTAAGCGAACCGTTGATGAAGCGTAAGCGAACCGTTGGTGAAGCGTAAGCAAATCGAACCGGTAGTAAAATATAATTTTATATGAAATTATATTTTTCATATAAAACTATTATAATGAAGTTCATCGTCTATATCTACAATAGAAGTATTCTTTATGCGTCCTATAGGACGCGAGATTATCATAATCGTTTATCCAATAACAAAGAATGATACGGCCATATAATAATTATCATCTACAATCACAGACGAACCAGTCAACACATGTCCAAAATACCATAACAAACTGATTATGTCATATAAAAATATTTCTATATGACATTTACACAAGCATTTTAACAAATTCATCTTCCATGCATTGATACCGCGGTTTCGAAAGTGATTCTACCAAAAATCGAAAAGGGGTATAATTCGCATAATCTTCGAATGCGGCCACGCCTTTTTCACAGAAATCGTTTAATAAGGCCGGACTAAATCCCGACATCATCGCCGTATTTTTCTGTTTGGCTAGTACAGGAAATCCATCTGTCTGTCTCAAATTCCAGAATACGAGCAATGGTACTTTATATGGTTCTCCAATCGCTTTTATACCGGCCTCGCAATATTTCCGTTCGATGCTATCATATAGAGATTCATTATTCCATGACTTATCCCCACAGTCTATTTGCATATCACTCAAAATAACGAGGGACATATTTCGCACTGTTTCTGCGTCTAACTTTTTCTCTACGATGGCATTTAATAAGAGGTCCAATGCTTTATAAAAATCCGTATTGAGCCCCTTTGAATCCATATCGCGATAAATATAATCCACCATATCCACAAATGAATCTATATGACTGATATCTAACCAACTAGGCGTACTACTAAATGTCATCACGCGTTTTCCTAGTGTGGATTTCTCTGCGATTCGAATACCCATCGCAATACAAACATCTAATGGATCACCATACATAGACCCAGATGTATCACACATTACAACTGCATTTTCGAGTGCTTGTGTATCTTTCGAACTATCTCGCCACATAGAGTCTAGAATATCCTTATTCGTTTTGTCAAATAGATTATCTGGTTCATGTTCTTCTGATTTTATTTTTATGGCCTCTTTCGTGAAATCTGCCATAGCCACGCGTTTTCCCTTGATGGTTTCGCCCTTTTCTGCTTTGGATTCGATATACATTTTGAAATTTTCCGCGCATACAATACGATGGTTTTCACATGACCTTTGTTCTCCCCGCATTGTCTGGTTCAATAGGGCTTTACGTTGTTTGATCAATGTAATAGAGGTGGTCTTATTATGGTCGATTTGGTCCCATATATTGGCACATTGTTTTATCTGAACCGTATCTAGGTATTTATTCATTTTCGTTAGAATACGGCGCATAGACATCCGCGATTTTAAATCCGCCTTTTTCATCGTATCTTTGTTTTTCGATGCGAGTGCGGTTTTATAATACTCGGCGCAATATTTTCTCGAGATGAGGATAAATAACCATTTATATTTCGAAGACTCTCTTGGTACCCATTTTGCACAGAGACTAATTGGTTCTCGCTGAAACATTTTGCGATTATCTATTTCTATTTGATAACAAACGAGGTCTGTGCAATAATGGATAATATCGTGGTTGGAATTATATGTGATATTATATACATAGTCACATAGATATTTGATATCTTTCCATGACCCATATTGGTGTGCTGGTTCTTCTTCGCCTTCTTCGTTTACGATAGCATCCCCCATCGTAAATTGTCTTATTGCAAAAAAGGCGAGGTCAGGGAAATAATGCCACCATGTATAAATCATCATATAGGACAATTGGCATTCGCCCTTTCCGTCAATTATATCGCGAGTCTGTGCTAGTATCTTATAGAGAAGAATGAATGCACGTTTTTGAGAATCTTTATCCATTTTCTGGACTCTTTCTATAATTTCTATTAGGTTCATGCGCATATTTTCGGTATTTCCTCTCACGATTTGAAAATGATATTGTACAATAGCATCTTCGATTTGATTTGACCAACCACATTGTGCATGTCCGTTTTCACCAATAGAAATAGGTTTTTCATTTGTATAATTATCATGTGCATTGATGATATCGGTCATATAATAGTACTACAATATTATTGATTTTATCTTTATATTGATTTATGGGAAAATAACTTGCATGAAAAAATCACCTCATATATGAGGTGATTTTTTTAGTTTTTGTTTATTTTTCGTTTATTTTTCGTTTATTTTTCGTTTATTTTTCGTTTATTTTTCGTTTATTTTTCGTTTATTTTCTCTTTTTATATGAAAATCCATTTATGCCAGTGAAGATTTCACTTCGTATTTATTCTTCAAGGGTTTAGATATTGCATCCGTTATCATAGGTCGCATCTTGGACTACCACACGGCAGCAGTTATCATTCTGTTCGACCATATGACTACATACAAAACATTTATGATTTTTTTTTACCGTATCGTTGTTTTTCATAGATGATGAAATTAGATTTCCATCCTCGGCATCAAATGCCTCGTCATAAGGGATGAGGTCAGGCATTGAACTATGCGTGCTGTATGTGCCATCGTCAGCGCCATCGTCATCATAATTGATTGCGACCGAATTTGACCCGCGTTTCAATGTCACAAAGGGAATATTTATCGGCATTACCTCGAATTCGTCCCACCTTTCAAGTATTTTTTCGGCGCATTTCGCGGATTTGCTTGGTTCCATCTCTTGGTCGTCTCCTTGTTTCAATTTCTGATTCTCTTCAATTAAGCCGCAAATCGCATTGTACATAAAATCTTTATGTGACATTGTCCCAGGCATAGGCATTTTCTCGGCTGAATCAAACTCCGGATAAATAAGTGCATCGTATTGCGGCGGATTATCCCAATCGTATGACGGAGTGTTCCACTCATACGCTTCCCGCACATAGGTATTGACAAAGGAAGATACTTTATTTATATTGTTTTCAGCGTCTATGACCTCTTCGAATTCCAGTTCAGTCGAAGGCTCTTCTGCATAACGCATATTAATAGCGTAGGAAATATCACGATTTTCAAAACTCATTCTTATGGGAGAAGTAATGACTTTGATTGTATAAAATAAAAGCAAATCAATTTTATATTGTTGTTCTCGATATTTATTCAAACTTCACATAAGAATTACCATAAGAATCGGCGTTATATGTTATATAACTATTATTGTCATACGGTTTATATGAACTCAAAATTTTTAGAAAGTCATCACTTTTTAATTCAGAACCAATATTAAACGCCAACCACCTCATTACATAATGCAACATATAAACTTATACCAGTGAAGATTTCACTTCTGGGACGCCCCTTCGGGGCGTATTTCAAATCATTACTGGTATCTGACCCTTTAATGAATAGATACGAAGTGAAATATCCCATTCCACTTCGTATCTATTCTTCAAGGGTGTAAATCTAAATTTGCCAAATTCAATTTACTTTGCAATAATAATAAATATAGTTAAATATTCAAATAAAAGAGATACGAAGTCATATAAAAACATTTCTATATGACCCTCTATATGAGAATCAAGTTTTTTAGTAGTTTCTGCGATTCGGCACATTGTAAAGAAAAATTTGAAGCATTATGTGAAAGCCATTTAATAGATTATTATGGCAAAGATAAAAAAATATATTTTACTAGCAATGATGATTATACACATGTTATTATAATAAATACTGCAATGCCTAATTTGAATATACCGAAAGAAAATGTAATCGGTTTTGCATTCGAACCACCACATTTTCTAGGCATAACTACACAATTTATAGAATATGCGCAGCGTCATATAGGAAAATATTTTATAGGACAGACTATGGGGTTACCATCGCCTCCTTTTATAGAAGATTATTCGTATATGTGGCATATAATGCCTATGACAATATTTCCTCCGAAGAAAAAATTCATGTCCATCATGTGTAGTGAAAAGAACTTTGCACCTGGTCATAAATATCGTCATGAATTAGTATGGGCGATTTTGAACTCGAAATTTCCTATAGATATTTATGGCCGTGGTACTATTTATTATTCATCATCAGGGTCAATATATCAAAATGATAGTAGAATATGTGGTAAATTTATAGAAAAGGAGCCATTTGAAGATTATGAATATACAATTGCGATTGAGAATTATCAAACCACATCATATATTAGTGAAAAATTATTAACCCCACTATTATGTGGTACAAATACACTTTATTGGGGTGCAACAAATGTACATGAAAAATTCGGCGAAAATAAAGATGCGATAAAAATCCTAACCGGTGATTTAAATACAGATATGTTAATGATACAAAAAATGTGTGAAAATAGAGTACCTCCTGTAAAAATAAATATGATAAATGATAAAATAAATCTTATAAAAAATTTGGATACAATATTTATGCCAGCGAATGAAATTTAGTTAAACATGTAAATCATAAATACCATAATTTCTTGCGTTTTAATGCCGCGATTTTCGTATCAATGCCTACCATCCAATTCGCATGAACGAAATATGTCATTTTTTTAGATTGATTAAATCCTATTTGTAATTCTCTAAATCTAGGATTATCAGATAATTCGTTAAAATAAAGAAGTCCATTTGGAAAATGTTCGATGTCTAATAAATCCAAATTTATTTTACTACTATTAATTTGTAAAAATCGCAAAAAAATGATTTGGTCATTTTCTTTTGAAGTTTTTAAATTATAGATTATTTCTATTATTTGTTTCGTTTTCGGATTTGGAAATATTAACATACAACCTGTGCAAGGCATATTAATATCATTCTGCATAACAATAACTCTATGTAAATAATTTGATACTAATTTATTAATGTCATATAAAACAACTGTATCGACATCTAAATACCATACTATTTTCCCTTCATTTAATAATTCCCCTATAATTTTATATCGAAGATAAGATAGTTCATTAAACTGATTCGTTCCAAAATCAATTTTTTCAATAGATGTATCAATATGATAATATGTAACATTATACCCTTTTTCTGATAAAACATCATATGATTTGTTATCTGTCACATAAGCCATATAATTAGTTATACCACTATGCTTTAATGAAATAATATGGTTCTCGGCAATTTCAATGCAACCATAATTGAAAACGGATATAAAAATAATATTATCCATAAAGTCATATAAATATATACTTTATATGAATTTTATATGAAACTATCTGATTGGCAAAAAATGAGTAAACCAGTGGATGACCTAATTGTGCAAGCATCTAGAAAAGATGGTAGTGATGAATGGCAACCCTTTCCTATAGGAATGCAGTATTCATATATATAATTATAAACGTGGGGATGAAATTCAAATAGGTTCGCATAATAATACCGTTTTATGTTATATCAATAAAGATACAGATAAAAGGCGTCGTCCAATAGGATTAAATAGAGAATATATATTAAATGTTCTCAATAATAATGGTATAATGAACCAATCATTTAATCATACAGAATATTTTGGATTATTGCCCCAATATAAGTTTGTTATATCACCTGAAGGCAACGGCGTGGATTGTCATCGTCATTATGAGGCATTAATTGCAGGATGTATTCCTATAATGGAATATAATCCTTTTATAGAACGTAAATATAAAGGATGTCCTATTTTATTTACAAAAGATTTTTCGGAAATAACCGAAGAATATTTATTGGCAAAATACGAGGAAATGGTGAATCAAACATATGATTTTTCGTGTTTGTTTTTATCGAACTATCCTCCGGATATTCAATCTGAAATAAAAGATTGTGGAAATTATTGGACATATAAATTTACAAATGAATTATTTTATAAATAAAGGATTTAAATAATCGACCACTCTCATATATATCGGTAAATCGTAATAGTAAAATGAACGAAGCAAATAATGTTCTCACTATTAAAACAGTACAAATACAACCTATACGTAATATGATAACAGCAGTAAAAGATATATTGACAGATGCCACAATAACATTTACTAAAAATGGGCTAAAAATTATTAATTTCGATAAAACTCATACTATTTTGGTAAATGTAATATTAAATGCTTCGAGGTTTGAACAATATGTATGTAAGCCAGATAAAATCATTATTTGTGCGAATACCCTCCATTTATTTAAAGTGATTTCGACCATGTCGAATGATGATACTTTATCTATGTATATTGAGAACTCTGATTATCATGATGGCATTGTATCTCATTTGGGACTACAATATGATAATGGGACGATTAAACAATGTTATAGTCAAAAGCTCCGTTTAATAGAGCCAGATACCGAAGAACTCATTGTGCCAGATGTAGAATATTCGACAGTTATTAATTTACCTAGTTCGGATTTCCAAAAAATCATTCGTGATTTGAATGGTATATCAGATAGGATAGAAATCAAATCAGTAGGAAACGATTTGATATTCTCATGCGATGGCAATTTCGCAAATTCGCGTATTTACCGGTCTGAATCTGACGGGAATATGGAATTCCTACAGAAACCAAATGCATCTGTTATAATACAAGGGGAATTCTCATTGAAAAGTTTGAGTCATTTTATTAAATGCACGCCTCTATGTAGCGACTTGGAGATGTATTTGGGGAATGACCTACCGCTTATTGTCAAATATAATGTTGCATCACTAGGGGAAATCAAACTATGTTTGGCACCATTGCCACCGAGTTGAGTAATCTATCGCACCTACCCCCAAATTCACCGACTTACTTACGTCATTGTATTGTCATATAAAATTGATTCTTTTTTATGACAAATCTGAATAGTATATTTATCAGTAAAATGAACTTTCACGGATTTTTAGAACGCGTCTTCTGTTTTATGGGTCTCTTTGTAAGCCTCTACTATATAAAGGTTCACGCGAGGAATCTAAATGAACGAAAAAGGAATGAAACGGAGAATTCGCTAATGACACTCGAGGACTATCGTATTCCTCTTTTCGTGGAGGATAATGGCATAATCTTGGCATTAGGTGAGAACATAATGATTCCCCAAGAATACATTGGTCATATAGAAAATCATTATAATAATATGAAATGGGCATGGGTATGGATTTGCGCATCGGTTTTGGCATGGTTTCAATATATCGAATAAAAGAGTATAAAAATTATGTCATATAAAAAATATCATGGACGATTTATCGCGATTATTGGACGACCTTTCTATTGGAAAAATGAAAGAAAAAACGGAAAAAATAAACGAAACAGAATTATATCAAAAATATAAATCGACATATGAATCCGCGTGTATGGATTTTGGGAAACACGCCCTTTTTTTATGGGGGGCATTTTATGCAATGTATTTATTCAAAGATTCCTATATGACCATTATTACGATTCCATTGATGAGTTTTATGTTAATACGTACGTTCATTGTTTTTCATGATTGTCAACATGGGTCATATACGCCTAGTCCTATATTAAATTATATATTATCTCATATTACGGGATTTTTTGTTCTCACTAGTCCTGATTGGATAATCAACCATCATAAACATCATTTGACAAATGGAAATATTGATAATAAACATGATTATAGATTCAACGAATTAATATATTTTAATGTGAATCAATATAACAATTTTAATACAATAGAAAAATATTTGTTTGTCTTTATATACAATCCAATTGTTTTTTTTACGGTTTTCCCTTTTTTATTATTTTTTATATTACAAAGATTCGTTTATATTTTTAAAAAATGGTCATATAAAGATTCTATTTCTCAATCTATGTTCTCGATTATTATAAATCATATTGTTAATAACATAGGCATTTGCGGTATTTTATATATGACATATAAATACGAAATATTGAATTATTTTTTATTCTCTTTATTTACGGCAACGAGTATTGGATTTTTTCTATTTTTCAATCAACATACATATAATCCGGCATATGTTGTAAATAACGATATTTGGACACAAAAAAATAGCGGAATCCTAGGAAGTTCATTCATACAGATTCCCTATTGGTTGAAATATTTTACAATGGGCATCGAATATCATCATATACATCATATGAATCCAAAGATACCGGGTTATCATATAAATAAATATCACGATGAAGTGATTCGAACAAGTACTTTATTTGACCCAATTGTAAAACTTTCTCTATGGGATTGTTATCATAACCTATGGTTAGTCTTATATGACGAGGATAATAATAAATATGTTCGTTTAGATGATTTGGAAGAATATGTAGTCATAAAAAAATGGTTTTGTTTTTTCATGAGTGAATGTTTTTTACTTTTTTATTTGAATGTTATTGTATATTTTTTTTATATTATTCAATATAACGTATTTTATTTTTGTGACCAAACGAAGCAACTAATATCGTCAAATATCGGGAATTTGGTTATTTCGTATTCGTAATATTCTTCGCCATTTGGCGTCTGCCAGTTTTTCAGGTCCGCCATTGTTTTCTGGAAATCCTTATATTTCATATATTTTTTCCACTCTTCGGCAGTAATACAAAGCGTCCAATCTTGTCTCCAGCGATTTTCAGCAAAGGTGGCGAGTTCCTCTGCGGATTCTACCGATGAAAGGAATTCGTTATCTGTTTCTTGACAAACCATATCAAATATTCCGTCAGAACCCAATATAATTTGTATTTCGTCCTCGTCTTCAAATTCGACTGTTTTCAATTCGGGGTCAAAACCCGTTTTTCCGTGATGTCCTATAGATTGTGTTAGCGAAAGACTATAATCATCTTCTATAAAATAAACCACTTTTGAATCTTCCATGATCAAACGTGTTTCATTGATAATTCGGGGACATTTGCCATCCTCTACGATATGTCGGATTTTTTGTTCGCGTATACGATTGCGTTCTTTTTCTGAACTGATTTTATGTAGTTCGTTTTTATAGACGAGTGTTTTATTTTTATAAACGCGTATACCAGAGTCACCGACGCTTACAAACTCGGCGCGGTTTGCGTATATTTTCGACATTAAAAACGTAGCCCCTATATTGACGTTGTATGTATCATCGGGGATTTTCTCGTGGATATATTTTATAGGATCTGCAGACATAACCAATTCTTGATGGTCGAGTGAATCGAACGCCAGTTTGAACATCATACATGGCTCACGCTGTTTAGTAGGGGTTTTATCGCGCATACTTGTGAGATTCGGATAATATGATTTTCCGTGACCATCTGTAATAATACACCAATCAAACGATTCATCAGTTTCATTCGTGGCTTCATATCTACCTGTGAATACAGAATCTTGGGCCGAATCGAGTTGTCGGATATCACTTGTCATCTTACGCACGCGGAGTTTTATATGTTCCGCAATATTAGGTAAATCATTCGTCATAGGAGAAAGGGCGAATACGGTCGATTCTTCAATAGTTGTCATACTTTCTGGGAATATTGCGATTGTGTTTATTTCTAAAAATAGAATCAATTTTATTGTCATATAGAAAATATTTCTATATGACCTTTGCTGTTTATTTACATTCCACTATGTGGTAAAATCAGGGTGTATATAAATAAATATAAAGTTTTTGTTGCATTATGTATATATGAAAATTTTTTATACTGGAATCGGTTCCAATGAAACAGGTCAACATACAGAAAAAGAATTTTTGAAAATTATGAGCAAAGTATTCACTCATAAAATTTGGAGATTCGAATTATTAGAAACACCAAGAGAATATCATTATCAACTTCAATACAAAAACTGGATTTTACCAGACGATTTTTTACTTTATCGGATTGGATAGAATATTCAGGAGCTCTACTGAGTCTGACCTAGTAGCAAATATGAAAAGGCGTAAGTTATACCCTGTTTCACTACGCAAAATCTTTATTGACATGGTCTTCTAATACACATACATGCTCACGCATAATTTTCAAATCTTCTTTTCTATCATAGTCATGTGTATGATGTTTTAGTTTATGTTCTATCGCATCTTTCAACCGTCTTATAGAATTACGATATGTCTGTATTTTATCCGCATAGCCCATTTCTTTCGCCAAAATCATCCACCCTAGCTTTTCAAACATGGCCTTATGCCATTGTTGTAGTCCACAAAAAGTATGTTCACAACAACATCCCTCTTTTTTTTCTTTTTGAGAACGAATCGTTTTTCTGCGATTCGACCGACGGCGATTCGTGGACTTTGTCATATAGAATATCTATCTAAATTATTCTTATGTGACCTATTAGAAAATTCACAGTTCTATAATAATAGTATTTTACGTAAACATTCATCTGCCGTTTTCGACGAATCGCATATTTGTGATATATCCGCATAGGCGAATTTATATTCCGGAATTTTATTAATGAGTTTCATATTCAGACACTTTATAGGAACGGAGAACCGATACGCAATCATTTCCTTTATCATTGGTCTAGTCGCCCGTTCTAATTTCAAAATCCTATCAATACGACCAGCACGTTTTAGAGCGGGGTCGATAATATCAATATCATTCGTCGTGAAAAATACGATGGTATTATATAATTCTACAATTCCGTCCAATACATTTAATATATATTCCAATGTTAATTCATCATCTAATTTACATGACGTGCTTATAAATGCATTTACCTTTTCTTTCCATGGGTCATCTTCTGATTTTTTTTGGCTCGATTTTTTAGTTTTCAATCCATCGCGTATTTTTATCACATCATTTTTATTTGCATCGAAATCTTCAAATACGATAATTAATTCATTTTGATTATATGTTTTATTATTTGCTTTTATAGGACGGAATAGAGAGACTAAATCATTACATGTATTTATTTTCGACCATGGAACTAAAACACAATGGCGGCCAGTATATTTAATAGTGGCTTTAATAAGCGACGATTTACCGCATCCTGGGTCGCCATATAATAAAATGGCTGCTTTGAATGGATTGCCTAGTTTTCTATATTTTTTTTCTGTTTCGCTTTCGCTCTTGCCTTGTACGAAGGGTCCTATAAAATCAATGAAGTTCTGTTTTTCTTCAAAGAAAATATTTTCAAAGGATTTATTCGTATTAAACGGCGTTTCATTGAAAATATAGATTTGTTTATCATTATCGTCTTTTTGCGATTTTTTATATTCAAATACCATTTGTGTTTTCTTGTTCAATATTTCTTTTTGATATTCTTCTTCTATTTGTTTCAAAAAAAGATTCAAGACTTCAATGGATTTTTTACCTTTTTTCGTCAATTTATAAATATATTTATTTGTTTGATTTGTTTTAACTTTCGATTTATCGGAATCCGAATTATCTTCTATATTTTTTTCAAGGACGATTTCGAAGAAAATGTTTTCCTTTTCGCAGATTTTGATTTTTTGTCTATCTTTTGGCAATAAGATAAATTCGGATTCGCCTTCTAAAAATCGGCTATTTTCGAAATTGAGAATCTCTGTTAATGAAAAGAGTTTATTCATATGGTGTTTTTTTATATAGTAATTGATAGCATGGAAACGGTTACTATATAATACTTTATTAATAGACGTTTGAGAACCAAATGAAGTATAGGATTTCGTATGATATGGAATCATAATAATAGATATATCTTCATTCAAAATAAAATCTGTGATACTATTCACAATATGGTCATGTATAGCATATGGTAGCATTTTATAGCATAAGTATATGAATATACATATTACAATATATGGGTTTGTTAATAATTGGTTTGATTCATTAAAAAATTTAGATAATAATGATACTTGTATTATATTTATAGGATCCATATAAATGATATGAAATTAATTTTATATCATTTTCCTATTGGTGTATATTATGCGATGAAAATTTTGGTGTAATATGCCCATAACCCGAGTCCTATAAAGCATTTGGCGATAAAATCTAGAATATTCATTGCGATATTTTTCCATTCTTCTCCTAGTAAATAAACGATTCCATAGATAGACCAAACAAATAAATACATGAAATAGAGAACATAATTTGCATATATGAATTTGGGTTTTACAAATATATGAAAAATAATGAGGAACATAACGAAAAATGCGATAAATCCGGTGAAACATGCGACTGACCGGTCAATCCATTCGATTTCACCCAAATATCCCAAATAGAGCATGGAGTAATTGAAGAAAAGAATAAGTAGGAAAATGCCTATATGAATAGGGACGCGAGTATTCATTCCTAGCACCAAGCATAAAGTAAGCAACATCATAGGGGTAGTAATAGACCAATCGATGTATCTGGTTTTTGTGATTTCTTTCCAGATACCCTCTTCGCGGGTATTGATTTCTTTCCAGATACCCTCTTCGCGGGTATTGATTTCTTTCCAGATACCCTCTTCGCGGGTATTGATTTCTTTACAGATGCCTTTTAATTTATTTTCATCTACATCATCTATTTGATTTATAAAAATAGAATAAAAATAACCGGCCACAATGGAAATACATGTTTCTAAATTGAGTATATGACGCACGGAAGGAATATTTGTACGCATGGCTTCGATAAATGTAATTGTCGCAGTTGTAAGCAGTAAAATATAAGTTACCATAAAAGATGCTTTTGTTATATAGGAAATTTCATTCTTTTCTTTTTTATCTATTAGAATATTCATTATAATATATATGTTATAATAAAAGTAAAACGAATAAAATATATATGCCATGACTATTTGATATGACTATTTCTCGATTGTATTTGATATGACTATTTCTCGATTGTATTTGAAAATAAAGGGATGGGATAAGGTACGATTGAAGGGGAAACCTATGTCGTGTGCCCCACAAGGGGGCACACTGACACTACCGACGGGAGGTTTCCCTTCAAAATGGAACCTCGTCAATTAAAACTCGGGTCCAACATGGAACCTCGTCAATTAAAACTCGGGTCCAACATGGAACCTCGTCAATTAAAACTCGGGTCCAATATGGAACCTCGTCAATTAAAACTCGGGTCCAATATGGAACCTCGTCAATTAAAACTCGGGTCCAACATGGAACCTCGTCAATTAAAACTCGGGTTCATGTTTTTTAAACAAACACCCCTGTTTTTCCAAATTAGGGATATGTGTTATCATCGACGGGTCTTTTAAATCCGTGGTATCCAGCCATATTTTTATAATACAAAAATTCTTCTTCGGTGAAATCGTAATACCATTTATATGACAATTATCCACCACTTTTTGCGCCAATGTCTCCCCACATAAATGGTAAAATAAGTGTTTCCATACGTCTCCCACCTGTTTATTCGATACTTTATATGAAAAGCATCCCCCTCTCCTATTCTTGGGGTCTTCCCACATAGGTGTAATGCCATCGCGCATTACAAAAAGCATACAATTTTTCACGATATTTTCAGACATACCATCACTAACAGAAACCACTTTTTCGGCACAATCGATATCTCCCAAAATAAGAGTATAACTAGATACATCCCAATTATTATTCTGTGGTAAATGGTAATATAAATTCCATTTATCAAGCAGTGGATATTTTGGGAGGAAAATACTCATTGTATTTTATCGGCCTATAATTATCATATAGAATAATCTTTATATTATTTCTGAATTATCTTCTTCCGACTCATTATAATCACTCTCAATAGAAATCACTTTATAATTTTCATTTTCCAATAAAATATATTGGTCGGGGTGAATTGTAAATATTACGAGATTATGGTCCATGATTTCTACCGTATAATCTTTCGACCAATCATTCGAACGATTCCTATAGGATAATTCTCTACGAATAAATGTCGGTGTCAATATAATATTTTTATTAATATAATATCCGCGGTCTAAATCAATCTGAATTCCGATTTCGTCGTTTTCTTTCTTATAGGTGATTGAAAGAAAAGAGTATGTACATTTTATATTTTCTTCTATGGCATTTTCGTCCATTTTTTTTATAAGTCCTGTAAAAAAAACTGTATAGAAAGTATTATGAATATTGACGAAATATTCGTCTTTAAATTTCAATATAGAAAAGGTGGATTTATTATCTTTTTTAGAAAACATCATTATTTGTGCCATGGAAATAATATCAAATGATAATTCGTCTACTTCGATATATTTCTCTTTTAGGTCATCATCTTCATCTATCCATATAATGGATAGCCAGTTCTCAAATTCGGGTTCCATAAAATAACATTGCGAAAAAATAGAATGCCGGATAGATGCGACCCCATTTACACATTGTCTTATAGGAGTATTTGTATTATATAAATCAAGACAACATTCTGTTACTTGTGTTTGACAATAACTATAATCCATGATGCATTTTACGATATAGGGTTCGCAACAGTTTTCTTCTTCGTCGTATTTGAATATGTTTTCTTCTTCTTCTTGTTCGTTTTCTTGTTGCATTGTGTAAAATTATTAGAATGTTTTTATATGACTTTTTACATATTAGTATTAACGATATTTTTATATGACTTACCATAGAACTCGTCTTGCTAGATTATTGGCTGAATATTTATTTGTTTTCCAATCGCCCTTGATTTTACCGCTTCTCGTTAGATAGTTCTTGCGTCTTTTTTTATTTTTATGTTTTGTATAATCTTCGTAGCCCATTTGACCGAAATGTACCCAGTGATTATTTTTAGGGTCATATATATCGTATTTCTTTTGTTTATTGGTCGATGGGTATAATTTCGCAGTGCGACCTAGGTATCGATATGCCATGCGTTGTGCTTGTATAGGATTCGAATATTTATATATCGACTTAGGCCATGACATATTACGTTTTGTTTTATTCATGGATGTCATATAGATTATATGTACATAAAATTAGTTGCCTTTTCAAATCAAATCAGTACTGATTTATTCAAGGGTGTAAACGACGATTTTATCTAAAATGTAATTTTATAATTATGTAATAACTATATTTGAGTATTTTGGGCTATAATAATCTATTATTGGAAAATTGATTTGAAAATATTATATTTAATTATTTAAATAACTAAATATGGGTAAGTATAAATGTGAAAAATGTGGAAAAGAATTTAACCAAAAATCTCATTATACAACACATATTAATAAAAATCTGTGTGTAGATGAAAGCAAAATCATAGATAATGCAGTTAAAGAAAAAAATTCAGCAAGCAATATAATTAACAATATTGAAATTGTTTATGATAATAGACACGTTAAAGATGTACCTGCTAAAAAAATACATATTCCAAAACCAATTTTAAAGTGGGTTGGTGGAAAAACCCAAATAATAGATAAGCTTATTGCAGATTTTCCAGTTGAAATAAATAATTATCGCGAAGTATTTTTAGGAGGGGGTAGTGTTTTATTAACTTTATTATCTTATGTAAAAAGCGGGATTATAAAGATACATGGCAATATATATGCGTATGATTTGAACGAACCGTTAATTAATATTTATAAAAATATTCAAACACGCCATAACGAATTATATGATGCACTGCAAAGTATTATTACGGATTTTAATAAATGTGGAAACGGAGAGATAAATAGAATGCCTGTAAATATAGATGAAGCAAGAATAGCAAAAGAAAATTACTATTATTGGATAAGAAGTGAATATAATAAATTATG